GACCAAATGGAAGGACAAATAGCAGAAAGAGAAGCAGTAGGAAATGTAAAGAATGTTTTAGCAGCTAATTCCAATATCTTAGAGCCTTTCTTCAACTTACATAGTCTTTTTAAAAGAAATATTATTGAAGCTTTAATTGAGACTGCTAAAGTAGCATATAGAAAATCAAAAAATTTGAAGCTTGTTTATATGCTTGATGATATGTCTCAACAGATTTTAGATGTAGATGTAGATCTTTTAGAAAACTCAACATTTGGATTATATGTTTCTAACTCTACTAAAGCATCTGAAGTAAAAGAGTTGATAAACAATTTAGCCCAACAAGCTTTACAATACCAAAAAGTTGAATTCTCAGATATTATTACTGTTGTAGAACAAGATAGTATTATTGAAGCTAAAGAAGCTCTGAAAGCTTCTGAAGAAAGAAGAAGAGCTTTTGAAGAAAAACTAGAGTTGTTAAAACAAGAGGCTGCTAAAGAAGAATCTGAAAAAGCCAGACAGTTTCAAAGAGAAGCTTTTGATATGGAAAAGGAACTTGTTATTCTCAAGGAAGAAGAACGCAGAAAAACAGAAGTTGTTAAAGCAGCTATTACAGGTGCTTCTTTTAATCCTGATGCTGATACGGATAGAGATGGAGAAAATGATTTTATAGAGATAGCAAAACAACAATTAAAAGAAATGGAAACTAAAAACAAGCAATCTTTAGAAGAGAGAAAATTTGCGCATCAAGTGGAAATTGATAAGCAAAAACTGGAAAATGAGAAGAAAAAATTAGAAATACAGAAGGCTAAGAGTGAATCAAAGAATAAATAGCTATTAGCTTCAAATTAAAAATAATTAAGTTTAAAACTATATTATAGTTAAAAAAAATGTTAATTTTGTAAAAATTTAAAAAATGAGTAAAGAAAAAGAAAGAATTAAAATTAGTGACGTGTCTGAATTTTTTGAACAAACTAGTGAAGAAAAAATAGATAAATTTTTTGAAGATGAAGATGAAGACATAGGCTCTATAGAAGAGGATGAAGAAAAAGATCCTGATGAAAAAGAAAAGAAAGAAGATTCTAAAAAAAGTAAAAAGAACGAAGAAGAAGAAGAAATCTTCAGCGATGAAGAGGAAGAGACTGAGGGAAAGAAAAAGGAAAAGAACTCTGAGGAGACAACTACAATTAGCGATGTAAATATTGTAATGAAATTAAAAGAAAGAGGTTTAATAGACTTTGACTTAGAAGAAGGACAAGAACTTACTGAAGAAGAAGCTAGCGACTTACTTGAGGAAAGTTTAGAAGCTGCTGTTCAACAAAATTTAGCTGATATCTTTAGAGATCTTCCTCCAATAGTAAAAGACTTTAATAAGTTTGTTTCTGATGGAGGAGATCCAATGGAGTTTATTAAAACTCATAAAAATCATGCTGAAAAAGGATTATCTTTAGGTATGGATTTGTCTAAAGATGAAACTCAGGAAAAGGTACTAAGAATATTGTTTGCTGAAGAAGGTCTAGATGATGATTTGATTGATTCTCAAATTGACTTCTTAAAAGATAATGGAAAACTAAAGAGTTTATCTGAGAAGAAATATCAAATCTGGTCTAAATCTGTAGCTGAAGAACAAAGGAAATTATTGGAAAAGCAAGAAGAAGATAAAAAGGACAAAAAAGAAAAGGAAAAAAAATACAGAAGAGATTTGGCTGATTTTATTACAAGCAATGATACAGTTGGAGATTTAAAACTAAACAAGAGAGATAAAAACTCTCTAACATCCTATATTATGGATAGAAATGTGAAGTTACAAAATGGACAATTTATATCTAGCTTTTATGCGGACTTAAATTCTGTACTGGGAAATACAGAAGCCATGGTCCAATTAGCAAAACTTTTGAAACTAAGAGACAAAGCTGGGAAATTTAGTTTTAAAGAAATAGAAAAAGACATTGAGACTTCTGTTACTAAGAAAATAAAAGACAAAATCAATAATGAGGATAACCACAAACCTTCAAATAAGCAAGGGTCAGGATTTAAGAAAAAGTCCTTGGTGGATTTCCTTAGCTAAACTAAAAACAATTAAAAAAAATGGCAACATTAGGAAGTAAGTTAATTACAAAAGAACAGCAATGGCACGCAAACTTAACAGAGCACAACCACTTAGGCAAAGCTCTTTTAATAAAGCCAGAAATTTTAGAAGGGACAATGGATAAATTGTTCTCTGCTCAACATTACTACAGTTCTAACCCTTTAAGTTCTGTTCTATTAGGTGTACCTCATGGTGAAAAAACTATTAGTACATTTGACTGGGAATGGGAATTAAAAGGTGCAGATCGTAGACCCTTAGTTGTAACAGAAGTTGCAGCTGAAATGGTAGGTAATACTACCCCTGGAAAATTCAAAGAACCTTTTTCTTTGATACTTGATGAAAACTGGTGGCTACCAGGAGATGTTATATATCCTGGAACAGCAGATAAAAAGTATCAAGCACGTGTACAAGAGGGTGCAATAAGAAAGGGAACTGGATATCTTTATTCATTGATAATGATGGGTGGAGATGAAGAATTTATGCCAGCTCAATACTTGTTACCTGGACAGCAATGGGTTAAGTTGTATTCTCAATATGAAGAAGCAGCTAATCAATCAGGTTCTACTCAGTATTCGTTACCAATAGCATTCAAAAATACAATGAGTCGTTATCGTAAAGAGTATAGAGTTACTGATTGTGCTTCTACTGAAGTATTAAGAGTAGCTATACCTGGTTCTGATGGTAATTTCTATAAATCATGGATTCGTTATGCTGAAGTTGAATTCTTCCAGCAATGGTACCGTGAATTAGAATTAGGTCGTTGGTATTCCAGATCAACAAATGGAGTTCGTGGTGGTACAGGTAGAAATGTAAAATCTGGTCCTGGATTACAACAAATTCTTGAAGATTCTCATATAGAAAGATATTCTCACTTGACTGCGAAGTTGATTGAAGAGTACTTAATGGATATCTTCTACGGTAGAGTAAAACCAGGTAAGAAACGTAATATCAAAGGTTTTACAGGTGAGTATGGAATGTTAATGTTCAGCAGAGCAATGATGGATTGGATGACAAAAAGTGGTTTTGTATTAAATGCAGAAACATTTGTATCTAAAACTCCTTCTGACTTAAATCCGAATTCTTTACAAGTTGGATTCCAGGTTGTAAAATACAACATGGCAAATGGTTGTTCTTTGGAACTTTACCATAATCCTTTGTATGATGATAGAGATCTCCACTTAGAAGTAGATCCTTTAACAGGTTATCCTATTGAATCACAACGTATCACTTTCTTAGATTTCTCTGGAGACTCTGGTAAATCTAATATCCAAGTTATTAAGAAAGATAAAGGGTTAGCTTTTGGTTATGTTCAAGGTTTATATGGTCCTTATGGTCCTAACCAAGGAGGTACAATGGCTCACTCTGGTGCATACTATGAAATGCATATCCAAAAAGATGAAGGAATCCATGTTGAGGATGTAACAAAATGCGGTGAATTAATTTATTCAATAAATTAAAAATAAGTTAATTCGCATTGATATTTTTTGTATTTTTGCAGATAGGTGAAATACCCTGTCTGCAAAATGCAGAAAATAATTTAAATTATTAACTATCAATATGATTATAGAAATAAGACCAATTGAGAAAGAAAAATGGCATGGCAAAAAAGGAGCAGAATCCTTCCAAAGACCTATAACAATTAGAGCCCTATATGACCCAGCAATCATGGGCTACGCAACAGGTCTAAGTTACAAAGGTGTGTATAATATCCCTGAAAACACTGAAAAGCTTACAGAAGCTGAATACTATGGTAAACTACTAAAGTATGATTTATCTAATGTTTATGATCCTGATAAGGCTCATCCTTTTTGGGATGGACCTTTAGGAAGTGTGAAACTAGAAAATAAAACAATGTTATTAGATTTATCTAAGCCGTTGAATTATGTAAGGTATAAAATACTGCTTTCTTCTAAGTATGTAGCAAATTCTTTACAGGATATTGAGAAAGGACTTTTTCCCAGTGCAACTCATTATATCTTTAATGAGAGAGAAGATATTGAAAAGAAAGCTATAAAAACTAATATGATTAAACAAGCTATCATTAAATCAAGTTCTCTAACAAGAACTAGAAAGATAGAAATCATCAATGTTTTAGAAAATGCTAATTTAAAAGAGCAATCTGATGACTTTATAGAAGTGAATTTAGCACGCCTTATTGAAACAAAAACAAAAGAAGTCTTGAGACTTATGGATTTAGACAAAGAAGATTTAGCTCTACATTCCACAATTCTCGAAGCCCTTCAAAAAAGTGTCTTGAGAAAAGAAAAAGGTAAAGACACTATCCTCTACTTTGGAGAACCCATAGGTACTGATATCTATGACACTATTCAATTTTTGAAGAGAGATGAAAACCAGGATATAAAATTAAGAATTTTAGAATCCATAAATTAACAAAGCATGGCAATTGCTGATTTAGAATACGCTTTTAAAAGTAAGATAAATAAAGTAGATAGTGCTCAGAATAAGAATTTCTTGATACCTGAAATTGATTTAGCTCTTAATGAGGGAATGGAATTATTTATAAAAATGATTGCACAACCAAGATTAAAAAAAGATTATGGCTTTGAAAAGAATCAAAGGTCTATAGATGACATAAGAACTATTGTAATGGATAGTGTATCTTGTTCTTTAGTACAAGGATCTTCTGACATTTATGCTTTACCTGCTGATTACTGGTTCTTTGTAAAAGGATATGTTGAAATGTCCAAAGGAACTTGTACTAATGAGATGGGAAGACTTTATATAAGACAACATGATGATGAGTTTGAAGAAAGTCCCTTTGATAGGTCTTCTTTTGAATGGAGAGAAGTGAATGGCGTATTTACAAGCAATGGCATAAAACTTTATGCAAGTGGTTTTTCAGTAACTGACTTGCTATTAACATACATCAGAAGACCACTTTATATGCATAATGCAGCAGGTTTTGATGCAGTAACAGGATATAGATCCCCTTCTGGTGTAACTTATACTGGAACTCAAGATTGTGAACTCCCTGAGGGAACACACTCTGAAATTGTTGATTTAGCTGTATTGATAGCTATAGGAAAGATAAACTCTCCAGAATATCAATTAAAGTTGAATCAATTAAACTTAAACAACTTAAAATAATAAAAAAATGGGTAATCGTAACAATGACGTCTTTAAGGTGTTAATTCCCACCTCTAGTAGTGATTCAATTTTAGCCAATAATGCTAACACAATTGAGGACCTTGGAATAGGTCAATTAGGAATTTTTGAAGCACATACTTCTAAAAGTATTAGTGCTGCTAATGCAGGAAAAGATGATTTTCGTCTTATAGTTGCAGCAGACTTAGATAATGACAATGTTGTTGATAGATTAGAAAGACAAGCTGGTCAATATATTCAAATTAAAAATTTGAAGAGTATTTCAATACAAGGCTATAGGAATCCTAAACCTCAAATAGAGATATTGAATCCACAAATCACTTCAACTGGTGTCACTGATGGTATTTATGATGAAGAATATGGAATTAGAATTGCTTTCCTTAATCCTAAAATAACTCGTCTAGG